ATGTTTGAAACATTAGATGAGCAATCTGCAGTGAGAATCTATCAAGAGAAGTTTCCGGAATCGGCTAAACACAGTGTAGCGAATGCCATCCAGGGTGGATGCGAAGCGTGCTTGGGGGTATTGCAGTCGATGGACGCTATGGGGATACCTCGAAGCAAATATTTCAATATTGCACAAACTCTTGGATATAATGTAAATCGTTTATTAACAAAAGATATTGATGAAAATAATTTTACCGATTTGACGTACTATGAAGACAATACTGGACATGGCCGTCCAATCGTACATTATCGGGTCGGGATTGAAGGCAATAATATTTTTGATTTACATATCAAAAAGAATCGGTCCGCAAGGAATTTACCGCATGCAGCTGGATATCGTATTCAGGAAGCAAAGCAGAATGAGGAGATTCTGTTAGGATTTCCAGATGTAGAAATTAAACATACGATTTTTATGATTGTGACATTCAATCACAAAAGATTCCGGCCAGAGTATATGCAAATTGGCATAGCCGATAGTCAGTATAAAAGATGGCTTTGTCGATGGGATTTAATGGAGTTTGTGCAGCCAGACTATGTAGAGCATATGCAAAAGGAATATAAAGGCGATTTGGAAGAACAGATGGAGAAAATCCAAAAAGAATATAAACTGGAAATGAGGGATTAAAGTGATTACATCTTTACAACCTCGACGTATTAAAGAAGGAAGAATCTTCCGGAATATGACTCAGGTAGACTTGGCAGAGGCACTTGGAATAAGCAAGCAAGCTATTTCACAATATGAGACAGGGGTTATTACGCCTACTCTTGAAATTCTGTCAAGCATGGCGAGTTTGCTTGATTTTCCATTAGCGTATTTTTCTAAGCCATATACACAAGATATTTTGACTCCTGTGTTTTTTCGTAAGAGGAAAACTACGCCTAAAAAATTGACGGAGCGTTATAAAACATATATTGGTTGGATGACAGAAATTTATAGTTATATTGAAGAATATATACATTTGCCTGAGTTACGATTGCTTACTGCTGAGAAAGTGGGATATTTGCCAAGTGAGATTGCTGAGATAGCCACAAAGCTTCGACGGCATTGGGGACTAGGAGATGGCCCCATCAGTAATCTTACATTGCTTTTGGAAAATAATGGTATATTGATATCGAAGGTTGACCTAGATCCTAGCAAAGCAGATGCTTGTTCCGTTTTCTTTACTTCGCCAACAACTGAAAAACGTCCTATGATATTCTTGACATCCGGGACAACTGCGGTTCGTTCTCGCCGTGACCTGGCCCATGAATTGGGACATCAAGTACTTCATTCATGGATGGATAAAGAAGAATTCAATAAAAATGAAGAAATTGTTGAAAGAGAAGCTGAGACGTTTGCCAGTTATTTTCTGATGCCAGAAGCAGCTATGCGTCGTGAATGCTATACTGTTTCCAATATCAATTCGCTGTTTTTACTGAAATCTCGCTGGGGGGCTTCTGCCCAATCTATTTTGTACCATTTATCTGAAACCGGATGTCTCTCGGAATCTATGGTCGAGCGATTGAAAAATCAGTTTTATCGAAAGGGCTGGCGCAAACATGAACCTGGAGACGACGATTTACCACAAGAAAAGCCAGAACTAATCAAAGATGCGATAACCATGTTGGTGGATCACCATGTAAAAACACCGGAGGAAATATTGGATGATTTGTCAATGCCGGCTGATGATGTAGCTGCATTATGTGGTACAGCTCCAAATTTCTTCGTGCGTTCCAAAATAATCAATAAGCCAAAGCTATGCTTGATAAAATAAAAGAATCCTGAAACAGGCAGGGCTCAGATGAGTCCTGCCTGTTTCTCTGGTTAAGTATGAAGAAAATATGATATAATAGACATATGAAGCTTGAGGCGTACCTGCCCACGCCATGCCCTTGCCACTACAGTATCCGGCAAGGCCTAAAACAAGAGCTGGAGCGGCCACAGCTGACGTGGCACTGTCGGTGAGCGAGTCGGGAAGACTCGCTCTTTTTTATTGCAAAGGTGTATCTGATGGTTGTGCCGCCTTCGGGCGGCCTTTTATTTCTATCAGACTGCCAATTCTTCAAGATAATCGTCACGCTTTGACCACGGGATAGGCAGGGCTTCATAAGACTCCAACGCCTGCACGAGATTGTCTGCAATCTTGCCGTTCTCATCGTTCAGGAACGTGAACATACGGCTCTCTGTGCCGCGCTTCCTCTGGATGTCTTTCCAGTTGAACAACGTCAACTCGATGTTCTGCTTCGTCGGTTTGTTCAGGGCATAGATGAAGCGCTCCGGAATCTTTTTGCGCTTGGGGAGAAGGAAGCCGACCTGATGGATGATGCCGCTCTGCCCTTCAATCTTCACATTCTGCGAGTAGGCGACATCGCTCTTATCGAAGAAGCTGACAATCTCATCAACGAATATCTTGCCGACATTGCCACGGCTGGAACGTGGGGCAAACATGTCGTTGGCGGCCACAATGGCCTGAATAAACAGGTTGAACTTGATGGGGTAGCCGTCCTTGGTTGTCCTCATCTGCAACTCGCCGTCATCCGTAACTTGGATGCCATAAGGCGAGAGATAGTCCCGCAAAGACTGGAGTTTCTTGCTCTCCATCGGACCACCAAGGGCGATGGTGTTGTTGGTCAGCGCGCAATCATCTGTCAGCAGGACAGCATGATCCGGCAACTCCTTTGCATAGACTGCGATGCCGTCGCCGAATCGGTCAAGGAAGGGCGTGGCAATCTCTGTCCATCCATTTTCTACCGGCTCTTCGTGGATGTTATCTGTGAGCCACTTCAAATATCGATCCGCGAATCCATTAACTGAACTCATACTCAAACCCTCCTTGCTGGATGACCTGTATCTCGACTAGGTCTTCGATATGTATGTACGCGAGGAAATCCTTCAGCAATAGTATACCATCTTCTGGGGACCGGAACGCACCAGGAAGAGGAATAGCATCATGGCATCTGTTTTCTTTTGGCAGGTTCTCATTGTAGAAATGAAGATGTGGCGTGTGCCGTGGGATGACGCTGTCGTCACTGTTCCAATGGTCGCCAGGACCGTCTGTGTCCACTCGCAACAAGAGAGTTCGTTTTCGATACAGCAGGGAGATGTTGTACTTCGTCTTGCGCCCTTTACTGCGGAATACTTGGATAAGGAACGGCTTTGTTTTAGCCAAACTGTCTGCACGGTAGTATTCCTTCTTGCCCGGCTCAGGGAGCGGAAGAACCTTTTTTCGGAGCCGCTTGGCTATCTCGACCAGCATCTTTGCTTCTTCATTTGTCATAGTATCCTTCCTTTCCTGGCCGCCTGCGGGCGGCCTTTTTATTGTCAGTATGGCCAGATACAATACCAGATTGATTCACCCATGGTGCCGGGGCGAATAGCCCTGCTTCTTTGTGCGTAAGAAGGAATATCTACATTATCTATTACATTCCCATCGGCATCATAGGTTGTAAAGGATAATATGGTAAATGTTTTTGGCCTGCGCGTATAATAAACTCTTTGTAAGGACTTCGTGTTTTCTGAAGTAATCCATTTAACCCAAACGATAGCTCTGCGATTATCTTTTATGACAGACGAATTATCAATATAGACAGATTCTCTTCCATTGTTACTATTCCCAACGTAATACCAGTTCGCTGCGAATGCGGGTGTAGAACCAACAGAAAGAACCATCAGTGCAAGAAGACACAGGGTAAGGTATACTTTTTTCATGTTGATACAGCTCCCTTCTAGAGTATGATTATGGTATGGACTTCTTTAGCAACAGGTTGAATCACAGTTTTCTACTGATTTCTGAACGTGCGTATCATGGTGATGATTTCATTTCTGTCCATAGAAGACCTCTCTGTCGTTTCGTTATATAGTTTCTTTCATGGCCGTCTTTTGGGCGGTCTTTTTTGTTGCCAGAGGCGGGGATTGGTGTAGATCACGTTGCCGTGTCTTCGACCTTGGGCCTGTCTTGGGCATAGAAGTAGTCGAGCTGGTTGTCGATGGCTCCTTGATGGTCGGTGGTCAGAGTGCGGTACTTGCACAGGAGATCCTGCTCACGGGGTGAGAGGGTCAGAGTGGATGGGGGAGCAACGGGCGGCCGGGCGATATCGGACAGCTCAAGAAGATAGTCGGATGATACATTAAAATAGCGAGCCATTCTTTTTAGTATGTCTACGCTTGGGTCAGCTCGCCCGTTCTCATATTTTGATATTGCGGCCTTCTGAACGTTCAGAATTTCACCAAGTCTCTCTTGCGTTAAATTCTTTGCAGCTCGAAGTTCCTTAATCCTATTCACAAAAATCCCTCCTTTGGTATCCAAATGAGATACCATATTAAGTTTACGGTTTCTATAAGGGATATACAACTACTGTATCTGGAATGGAAATTTATTTTTGATAGTATCTTTACAAGACACATAACTTGTGATATAGTATACGTATCTTAAGAAGATACGTACGGGAGGTGATAAGATGTTTGAGCGTTTAAGAGAACTCAGAAAAGAAAAAGGGCTGACATGTGAAGACATGGCGAAACTTTTGGGCTTAGATACGAAAGCGGCATATAGCAAGAAGGAGTTGGGGAGGACTAAGTTTTCTCTGGATGATGCGAGGAAGGTTTCTCGTGTGCTTGGGAAGAGCATTGACGATATTTTTTTTACAAATGAGGTATCTTTAAAAGATACTAAAAGAAATACTGCATAAGTTTCCAACTATATTGTAGCGCGATTTTTCTGCGCAAGGCTTCGCCGATGCGCAGACAAGGAGGAAGACATGAAGAAGATCAACAGAAAGATGCAGACCTGCAAAGCCGTTGCAGATGGGGCCAGTGAGGTATTGGACGGCCTTGCCAAGCAGGGAATCATTGATAGCTACATTGTCAGCTGCTGTACCACCACTTCTACGGCGGACGGCGGTACGGACTACGACTCGGGCAGCACGACGTACGGCAACCCGGATAGCCTTGTCAAAATGATGAGCTTTATCATCTGCGACATCGAGGCACGCAAAAAGATTCCGGCCCCAGCAACCATCATGGCGATTATGGAAACCGTCAAGCAGATGAAGAGAGGAGCGGGATACAGTGTCAGACAGTGAGGATGAGGAGATAGAAAAGGCATGAATGATACGCCATATTACAAAGCCCGCTTGCGGGCGGCTGAGCGGGATTCGGCTTTTGAATCCAGACAGAGCGCGGGGGCGGTCATCGGCATCGGTTCGACGCGCCTCTACCAGATTGAGCGCGGCATCCGGTTGCCGCATGAAGATGAAGTGATTGTGATGGCCAAGGAGTACGATGCTCCTGAGCTCATCCGCTACTACTGCGAGCATGTATGTGCCATTGGCGCATACTGCAAGAAGGATAACAACGATTGATTTGAGACCGGCAGATGTATCCGCAGGCGGCAACCTGCGGCCGGTCACAAGAGAAGGAGGTCAGGATAATGACAATCCACGAGCGGGCGGAAGCCCTGAAGAAGGAGCTGGCAGAGATGGGCATCACGACAGATGCCGAGCTGCAGCAGGCACTTGAGAGGACGCGCATCGACATTTCGATGTTCGTTCGCAAGCCGGAAGAAGCGGAACGGAAGGAGGAAACGGCATGACGTTTTCAAAACGCGATGAAGAAGGGCGCGTCATCCGAGCGGGACGCTCGACGCGCCGGATTGAGTCTGCATTGGAGGTACTGGCATCGGCCATCATCGGCGTCGGCATGGCAGCCTTTTTTGCACAGGTCTTTGGCATCGCAATCGGGGTGATTACGCCATGAGAGAGATGCGCAGACTGTGGCAGGACTACCACCTGCCGTATTTCTCGCCCTATGGCTGGGCGGTCATCTTCGCGGGCGGCTTCCTCATCGGAGTAGCCTGCGGGTGGCTTTTATGGCAATAAAATAGCCTGCCTCCGCTGGCGGCGAAGGCAGGCTTGGTCATTGGATGACCGTCTGACTCGACTTCATTATAGCACGGAAGTCTGAGCTTGTCATCCTGTGGCAGTGCTTTTAGCCGGACCCGTTAAGGGTATCCACTCAAGCGGAGAAAATACCATTGAAGGCAGAGGACAAGCAGGATGAGCAAGAAAAGTGAGAAGAAGTACATCCGGAAGATCATCGAAGCAGGGAACACTCTCGAGGTCATCAACTACATCTCGGGAAGGATAGGAGCGAGAGGGAACGGCAGAGGGGAGGGAGAGCAGGAAGGTGAGTCGGAGGAGAAGGTGCAGAGGTGGAAGTGGAAGCGGGCGGAGGACAAGTGCCGCTGGCTGATCAACCAGAACTTCGGGCCGGGCGACCTGTGGATGCGCTTCGGTTATCCTCGGGGGACTCGGAAGACGCCGGCAGAGATACGGGATGATGTCAAGAAGTTCCTCGAGAAGCTGCGGCGGATGTACCGCAGGGCGGGGAAGGAGCTGAAGTACCTGTATACGGTCGGTATCGGGAGCCGTGGCGGGATTCACTTCCATGCTGTGTTCTCGGCATTCGACTCGGAGAAGATTGAGACGCTCTGGCAGGACATTGCGGGGACGGAGCAGGTCCCGTACCCATCGGTCAACACGAGACACCTTGACCGGCGCGGGCATTATCCGAGCATTGCGGCTTACATCATCAAGAACGCGCGGCAGACCTTCGGGACGGACCGGCAGATTTTTGGCAAGCGTTATTGCGCCAGTCGCAACCTGAAGCCGCCCAAGATCCGCAAGGTCATCGTCCACGCTGGGCACTGGCTCAAGAAGCCGAAGCCGAAGAAGGGCTACTACATCCTGCAGGACTCCGTCCGCCAGGACATCGGGCAGAACGGATTCCCCTATCAGAGCTACACGATGGTGCGGCTCCAAATCTAGGCCATATAGCCGCAAGTAAATCATGTACAGGAGTGTGGATAAATGGAGAGATGGAAAGTGAAACCGGCTGCGTCTTATCGCGGAGCCATGAGCAATGCGCGCGGGCGGCAATTCGAAGCCATGATTGATGCCGGCTGCCGGTACTACCGGATGCATGGCATCGCCAGCATCGAGAAGACGCCTGAGCCATTCCGGTGCCTGCATAAGGGAGCGGGCGGTATCGCCAAGGTGCAGTTCACAAGCCATGCACAGCCGGACTACAAGGGCGTGCTGAAAGGCGGCCAGGCCATCGTGTTCGAAGCAAAGACAACCGAGAAAGACAGGATCCTGCAGGATGTCCTGACGGAGAAGCAGGCCGGGGAACTCGAGATGTTCCGGGAGCTGGGGGCAGAGTCTTTCGTGTGCTGCGCGATACAGGGCCGGTTCTTCATGGTGCCATATACCGTCTGGGACAACTTCAAGCTGTTCTTTGGGCGCAAGTATGCGACGGCGGATGACCTGCGTCCATGGCGCGTCTGCTTCGATGGTGCAGTCAAGTTCTTGGATGCATATCGCCACAGGAGATGAGGGTATGGCAAAGAAGGAGCGCGGCATGGCCATTTTATACCAGACGTATGGCCCGGAAGAATACGCGACATATGCATGCCCGCACTGCCGCAGGTACGTCCACAAGATAAACGGGCGGCACATCTGCGCACGGTGTGGAAAACTCGTTGACTGCAACCGGCTGCACTCGTACACGGGGCGGATTGTCTACGATGGAGGGCGCAGCTGGCTGGATGTGAAACGTGAGGAGGAGTACTTATGAGACTGGCAAGAGCGATGCGGCGGAAAGCTGAGCGGTCTGCTGCCGTCGGCGAGTTGCAGGCGGTCAAGAGCTACGCCAAAGCAAAGAAGGCTGTGCGCCATGCGACGACGCATGAGATTGTCATTCAGGCAGCTGTACGGCGTCAGGCCGTGGTGGAGATCATGGCCACGATTGTCGTCGCGATGCACCGGGCTTTCGGCTGGAGCACGGACAGACTTCAGCGCCTGCGCAAAAAAATGCGCGTGCAGATGGACTGCCTGAAAGGGCGATACGTGAAGCTCGAAGAGATGGAGGCCATCGTCGAAAAGGAACTGGACTGGGGCTTCCAACACGAGCAAACCGACACATGGGAAACACGGCGTAAGGTAGAATACCGGGCCGTACGCGTCATGTCAGCCGTGTTCCTCATAGCCTTGCACGATGAGTTCGGCTTCGGGAAGAAACGGGCCATGCGTGCTTATAAAGAACTGGCGGATATCTGGACCGCCATCCATGACGGCAGCTTGACTATGGAGGCCATGTGGAAGGAACACGATGCGGTTGGCAAGAGCGCCGGAAAAACATTGGCTCTGTGATCTGTAGCAGAAAAAAGGAGAATGACTATGTCTGACATCGAAACATACAAGGCGGCCATCGAGGCCATCGAGAACGAGGGCCTGAAACCAGGCTCACCAGAATATGCAATCGCTTGTATCGTCCGCGCCTGGCTGGACTACCGGCCAGAAGAGGCGGCAGAGCGCGTGCTGACCGACGGGCGGAGAATCAAGGGGTGCTATCAATATACGCGGAAGCAGGCAGAGGAGATTTATCGGGCCATGCAGGCCGGGCCGTGCGTGGGCGTATCGGCCGACACGATGCTTGAGTGGATCCTTGGGTATTACGGTTACACGAAGAATGAAGCCCAGGCGCTCATCGAGGGCGGCCTGATGATGGCAGTCTACCATGCGATGGCACAGAGCTGGACGCCGTACGGTACGACGGACAAGATGCCGGCAGGAAAAACGCAGCCGGATGCGGGTGGCGGCCAAAAGAAGCTGGCCTTCGACGCGAATCTGGAGGACCTGCTATGAGTGAACAGCACGTGCCAAAGACGGTCGCGGAAGTGCAGAAGCACTTCTCGCCGGACCTTGACGAGGAAAATGTAGCACGGATCCGCGAGATTATGCCGCATCATCTCTGGGTATGCAGCGCAGAGGACCGCCATCACGCATGGTGTGACTCCTGCGGCAGCTTTGTCCGGATTGACAAGAGCAGGCATCGCGGGCGGACAATCTGCCCGGCATGCCTGCATGAGGCTGAGGTCATACACACATGGCGCGGCTGCAAGACCCTCAGAGACAGGATGTTGCTCTACATCTACGGTACCTCTGCTATCGATACGGAGATTTTGACGGTACAGGCCGTGTATGTGGAGATGGATTGGGGACCGGCGTACGAGGACGGCGTCATGCCGTGGCAGGTGGAGCCGGATATATATGTCGATAGCCGTAGCGTATTCGTATACGGCAAGGGCGCGGCGACGATACGGCCTGCGGGCGGCTGTCGCGTCTACAATGCGGCAAAGCCAATCCGGTACGAGATTTGCAAGCCGGCCGGACCGCGCTGGTACGTCTACATGAATCTGGGCTACGCAGGCCTGCCATTCTACGTCGATGCAGACAGCTTGGATGAGGCGGTTGCCAAGACGCCATTCCGATATATCTGGGAGGCGGTAGGCGATGACTTCCTACACTGGGGGATGCGGGGCGCTTACCTGCGCTTTTTCACGATGGCCGCCCACTATCCGTTCGCGACAGAATGCCTGGCAAAGCTCGGGCAGCTGACGCGCGAATACCTCTTCGAGCACAGCGAGCAGAATAATCAATGCGGCCATATCTCAATCAACTGGCGCGGAAAGACGGTGGCAAAGGTCCTGCGGGGGCCGCTCACGAAGGCTGAGAAGAAATGGCTGCGTGAAACGAGCTACAGGAATGTCCTGTTTCTGGAAGCCTGGCAATATCTGAGACGAGGCGGATGCCAGAGCATCAGCATGATGGACATGGTGCGGTACGGCATGGTTTCCGTCAACCTTTTGGAAAAGCTGTCTGCTGTGATCAAGCTGCCGCGCCTCCTACGCTACCTCAAGAGGCAGCAGGAGCGGAATGGCGGCAGAAAAATCACAGTGGATGTCTACCGAGACTATATCTGGGATTGCCGGCGTCTTGATGTTGACCTGACCGAGAAATCGAATCTCATGCCACGTAATCTGCTCGAGATGCACCGCATGTACCATGAACAGGTGGCCGAGATGCTGAGGCTGGAAGAAGAACGCCATCGCGTTGAGCAGGGTGTCATGAAGCTCAGGCAGGACAGGGCCAAGGAGAAAGCCTGGCAGAAGAGGCGCAAGGCCATCGTCAGGAAGTACAGCTTCGAAGCGGGCGGCATGACCATCTATGTACCGCAGCACCTCAAAGAGCTGATTACCGAAGGGGCGGCGATGCACAGCTGTGTGGGCGGCTACGTGGACCGTGTAGCCGCTGGCGAGACCATCGTCGTATTCATCCGCAAAGCCGACGACCTCAAAGAGCGCATCGGTACGATGGAGATTGCGGCGAATGGCGCATTCATCGTACAGGCCAGGGCAAAGTTCAATCGACCGCTGCCGCCCGAGGCGCAGGCATTTGTCGACCGGTTCAATGCAGTCAAGATTGAGAGAAGAGAGAGGGAGAGCGCATGAGTGAAGACATGAAAGAAAAGATGGCCGTGCCCGTGGCGGGCGGCACGATGCCAAAGGAATCCGATGAGGAGCGCCTGACGCGCCTAGCCGGAGAAATCAATGCCATTAAGGAGCAGACGCGGGCAACCGTCCAGAACGCGACCCTCGAGATCGGCCGCCGCCTCATCCAGGCCAAGGCAGCCGTGCCGCATGGCAGTTGGGCCTACTGGCTCAAGACATCGGTCGATTACTCCGAGCGCACGGCGCAGATGCTCATGAGCACCTATGAGCGTTTCGGCAATACCCAGCAGAAGCTTTTCGGCGCGAAGATGGACCCAGAAGTCGTCAACCAGCTGAACCGCTCCCAAATGTTCGCACTCCTCAGCATCAAGTCAGAAGAAGAGTGTGCGGAATTCATGGAAGAGCACAAGGATGATCTTGCCGACATGAGCAAGCGTGAGCTGGAGAAGGCTATCAAAGAGCGCGATGAAGCCCGGGCCAATCTCGAGAAGTGGCGCAAGAGCAATGAGGAGCTCGGCGACACGGCACAGAGAGTCGTGGCGGAAAAAGAGAAGCTGAAAGAGAAGCTGCGGAAGATGACTGCCGAGACGAAAGAGACAAAGGGAGAGATGAAGCGACTGCAGGAAGAGATGGCTGAGCGGACGGCCCGCATTGCTGACCTCGAGAAGCACCTGCAGGAAGCACAGCATGCCGATGTCGAAGCCGGCGCCGTAGTGGAACGCATGCCGGAAGAGGCCGAGCAGGAGATCAAGAACCTCCGCGCCAAGATTGCCGAGCTGGAAGAACAGCAGGGGAAGGAAGCCATCAGCCTTGACTTCAAGCGTCACTTTGAGAACATGAAGGGCGAATTCAATGCCATGGCTGATGCCCTGGCCACCATGGAGCCGGATCAGCAGACGCGGTATCGGGCGGCCGTGAAGAAGATGATGGACATGATGCTGCAGATTGTAGATTGTGGGGCGATGGCATGAAGATCTATACAGAGCAGGATTTACCGATGCCGGTATTGCATGACAAGCATCAGACATACGATGCCAATACTTCAGTGCGTACTTGGTTTCAGAAATTGCAAGAAGAAGTCATGGAGGCACATGAGAAAGCCGTTTACTACCAGCTGGCCGGCGAGGACGATGAAGAAAGGCGGGCTGGGCTGGCAGAAGAGCTGACGGATATCAAGACGGTCTGTGAGACCTATCTGCATGCGCTCGGCTACGATGGCTGCGAGCGGGCGGCAATCCAGCGGCACGTAAACGAGAAGAACAAGCGGCGCGGCTACCTCATGCCAATGGAGATACCAGAGAAAGGCGGCGAGGGACGATGAGCCAGGATGCCAAGACGAGGCGGATTGCCGCTACGGTCTGCGAGATGATTGAGCGTGACAGGAAGAACAAAGGCAAGAAGCCGGTCATCCTGCCAGTCAAGCAGCGCAGTCGCTGGCAGAGTGGCATCTGTAAGATTTGCGGCGAATACTTCGACTGCATCACGAATGAGCATGCCCATCGCCATGGCTTTCCAAATGCAGACGCAATGGCCAAGAGCGATGTGGTGGACTTTGGAAAGAGGGTAAGAAGATGAGCTTGGATATCAGAGGCGTGTGGAAATATCAGGACCTGCTCAAGGAATATAGCGAGTTGCAGGCGCGAGCATCAAAAGCGATGATCACACTCGGATTAAATCGAGATGCAGCCGACAAGGAGTGTAGGAGATTGGCGGCGGAGGTAGATCGGTATCGCACAGAGGCTAAGGCTGCTCATGAGAAAGTCAAGCGACTGGAGAAGGAAATCGAGAAGCTGAAGAAGGTGAAGTACCGTTGGGATACAAGAGCGCGCTGCTGGTGGCCGGTAGAAGGCACGAACATCTACGACATGGTCCAGAAAGTGCCATACGTGCCATTGATCACACCAAAGCAGGAGGGAGAGCAGTGACACTTGTCAGCCAGGGAGAAGCTATCGCCATCAATCGTGAAATGGCAGCCGACCGAGAGAAAGCAGAGCACTATCTGCTCGCCTATGCAGAAGAGCTCAAGAAATACCAGGATGGTCGGCACGAATACGTGAGCAGTTGGAAAAGCAAGAGAGGCAAAAACCCCGTAGAACACGCTGTACTGCGGGGAGCCGCCTATGACGCGCAAAGCGATGCACTCCACTGGCTGCAGGCTGTTGAGATTGTCGAGCGAGGCATGGACGGCCGGAAACTGCTCTTCCTCACCGCACGCAGAAAAGCCGAAGCGCGGAAGGGAAACGGCTTCGGCTGCGGGCGGCCGGGGTGGGTGGCTGTGACGCAGATGATTTTTGCCGAGGCGATGGAAAAGCAATACCTCGCGCCCGGTTACTGGCTTGCAGAACGCACGGTCAAGAGCTGGTGGCAGGACATCATCAGCCGCACCGTCAACGTTGCACTGAAAATAAAAAAATAATTTCGGGCAGCACTTTATTCCCCTGAGAACGTGGTAAGCTAGTATCATGAAAATCAAAGCGAACGCAAGCGAGGCCTCGGAGAAATCCGGGGCCTTTCGCGTGGGCGTTCGCTTTACAGCTTAAAAAGGGCAAAAAAAGAAGGCGCTGAAAAACGTTGCCAAGCCTTGAAAAATAAAGAAAGGAGGAGACAGAGATGAGAAAGAAGCTTTACAGGTTCATACGCTCAAAAGAGAAAAACAGATTTCTAAACTACCTGGCAGAAACCGGGACCATCTCGCGAGCAGCACAGAAAGCCGGGATCTCGCGGCAGGCGCATTACTTCTGGCTCAAGGAAGATACGGATTACGCCATCGCCTATGAGCAGGCCAAGAGAATGGCAGCCGACCTTCTCGAAGAAGAAGCTTTCCGACGTGCCGTTGAAGGACACAATGTAGGCATCTACTACAAGGGTGAGCAGGTCGGGACAAAGATAATCTACTCCGACCTCCTGCTTTCCCTCCTGCTCAAGGGTGCATTCCCAGATAAGTACAAAGACCGTGTGCTTCAAGAAAACGTAGGAGACGGCTCGTCAGAAATCAACTGGGAGGAAGGGGTGCTCGAAGATGAACACGACGAAGACCAAGATCACGATACCGTACCGGCCGCAGAGAGTGTGGCGGGCGGTGATCCACCCGAATCTGGAGACGCATAGATTCAGCGTCATCGTTGCGCACCGGCGCTTCGGCAAAACTGTGGGCATTGTAAACCATGTCATCAAGATGTGCATCAAGAACAGGAAGCGCTCTCCGATGTACGCATACCTAGCGCCATACCGAAACCAGGCGAAACAGATTGCATGGAACTATATCAAGTACTACACGCACGTCATCCCGGGCATGAAAACGAACGAGTCGGAGTTATACGTTGAGTTTCCCAGCCGATTCAAGGGCGCGGTGGGCGGCCGCATCTACATTATCGGCGCAGACCACCCTGATGCGCTGCGTGGTACATACTGGGATGGCGCAATCCTCGATGAGTATGCACAGATTAAGCCTGAATTGTGGGATGAGGTGCTGCGCCCAGCACTGGCCGATCGCAAAGGTTGGGCGACCTTTGTCGGTACGCCGAAGGGGCAGAACCAGTTCTACGAAATCTATCAGCGAGCGCAGAAAGAACCAGAATGGTACTGCTGCCTATACCGCGCCGATGAGTCCGGTGTCTTTGATGAGGGCGGGCGGTATGGGCCGGAAGAGCTCGAGTCCATGAAAAAAGACATGAGCGCAGAAGCCATCCGGCAGGAGCTCTACTGCGATTTCACGGCGAGCGCTTACAACATCCTCATCACCATCGATGCCGTGACTGCAGCGAGTAAGAAGACGTACAACGCGCAGGATGTGCAGGGCGCACCCAAAATCCTCGGAGTCGATGTCGCACGCTTCGGCAACGATGCGTGTGTCATCATGAGGCGGCAGGGCCTCGTTGCCTTCAAGCCAAAGGTGTACCACTCCATCAACAACATGGATTTTGCCGCGCGTCTCATCGAAGAGATCAACCGCTGGCGGCCAGACGCCGTGTTCGTCGACTCCGGCCGCGGTGAAGGCGTCATAGACCGCTGCCGGCAACTCGGCTATGACGTCACGGAAGTCCCGTTTGGCGGACGGGCGACAAAAGACAAGCGTTATGTCAACCGGCGGACAGAGATGTGGGACAACATGCGCGCCTGGCTTCAAGCGGGCGGGGCACTGCCGGACGTGCCAGAGCTCAAGACGGAGCTCGTCACGCCGGAATACGGCTTTGATGCAGCAAACCGGATGAAGCTCGAATCAAAAGAGAAAATCAAAGAACGCCTGGGAAAATCTCCGGATATCGCGGATGCACTTGCACTCACATTCGCCCTGCCGGTATTCCCGAAGACGAGGCTGGTTGCGGGTGGTATGTCTTGCAATACAGACTACTCGCCCATCTGACAATGAAAGGAGGTGATCACCATGTGCGGAGGAGGCGGCAGCTATTCAGCTCCGAAAACAGATCCCGTACCTACGACGGTACAGTCGGCTGATGTAGATGTCGATACGTCGGCAGGCAACAAGCAGCGCAAGAAACGTGGCTCGGGCAACAACAAGCTCTCGAATGACAGAAGCATCCTCGGCGGACTCACGTCCGGCGGAAGCAGCGTCACGAGAACAACACTCGGCTAAGGAGAGACAGAAATGGAAAATGTCAAGAAAGGCCCCGCGCGCTTCCCACCGCAGGGCGTAGGAAAATCAGACAGCGCACAAGAATCCATGCCACTTGCAGAGATCAGCCGCAAAGCACGGCAGAGGGTTCGTGAGATGGAGCGGAAGCGCCTGTACTATGAGACGCGCTGGAAATCCATCCGCGACTACCAGCTACCCTACATCGGCATCTTTGACGGTGAGGATGATGAGTCAGCCCGCGCGAAGCGGAGAGACCAGCACATCTACCATGGGTGCGCCTGGCAGTCCAACCAGATCTTTGCGGCAGGTGTCATGAGCGGGCTCACGCCTCCCTCGAGGCGCTGGTTCCGCCTCGCCTTCGGCAACGCAGAACTTGCCGACAACTCGAACGTGGGGAAACTTCTCGACCAACGCATCGACATCATGAACGATGTCCTCGAGAAGAGCAACTTCTACACGGCGGTGCACTCCTGCTACCTCGAACTCGCATACGGGCAGGCGCCCATGGCCATTTTCCCAGACAGCCGTTATGGCGTGCACTTCGAGCCTTACACCGTTGGGACGTATGCACTCGAAGCGGGACTGGATGGAGACATCACGCAATTCTGCCGGAGATACCGCATGACGGCCCAGCAGCTTGCCGACAAGTTCGGTGCAGATTGTCTCCCAGAACACGTCCGGAACGAACTCTCGAACGGGACAGGCATCTCACAGAGCCACAAAGTCGTCTGGTACGTCGCACCAAATAAGAATTACCGGCAAGGCAGGCTCGGGCGGCAGTACCTCCCATACCTATCCCTCTATTACCTCGAGGACAGCGCGCCGGGGGAATACCTCTATGCGGGCGGCTTCTACGAGTTCCCGGTTGTCGTGGCACGCTACCAGATCACAGGAAATGAGGCTTACGGCAAAGGGCCCGGATGGTTCGCAGAAGGGGACAGCAAGGGCCTCCAGCTTCTCGAGAAAGACATGCTCACCGCCATCGAACTCTCAGTCAAGCCTCCGATGGTAACGACGGCGGAGAATATGAATAAGGGAATCAATCTTGTGCCGGGCGGGAAAACTTTCGCCCAGCAGACTGATAGCGTGAAGCCACTGTTCCAGGTGCAGACGAACATCCAGGCACTCCAGGAAAAGATCGTAGACCTTGAAGGAAGGATCAAGCGCGCCTATAGTGCTGACCTCTTCCTCATGCTCGACCAAATGGAAGATAAGAGCATGACCGCGCGCGAAGTCATGGAACGGACGCAGGAAAAGATGCAGCAACTCGGGCCAGTCGTCCAGCGCATGCAGTTTGAATTCCTCGGGCGAATCATCGAACGCGTCTACAACATCCTTGACCGGGCGGGTGTATTCCCTGCGCCGGAAGATGAAGAGCTTACACAGACGCTCGCACGCGAAGAAATCAAGATCGAGTACATTAGCCCGCTCGCACAGGCACAGAAGATGGGTGGCCTCGTCAACATCGAGCAGGCCATCAGCTTCATCTTCCAGCTTGCGCAGGCAGACCAAGGGATTCTTGCGAAAGTCGACTTCAATGAAGCCGTCAACCGCTACTTTGAGATGGTCGGCGCACCTGCTGCAATCAAGCGCACGGACGATGAATACAAAGAAATCATCCAGCAACAGCAGGAGGCAGCGCGACAGGCACAGCAAGAAGCGCAGGCCGCGCAAATGGTCCAGATGGCAGCGCCTGCTGCGCAGGCTGCCAAAAATGCCACGGAAGCGGCAGCGAACGGCAACCCGGCCCTGCAGCAGCTCATGGGCATGGACGGCATGGGCACACCACAGAACTTGTAAGGAGATCGGGAAATGGAATACACCTTCAGCAGTGCGGATGAGGCTCGCCGGCAGAAGCTCGGGAAAATCATCGCGCAGGAGCTCGCGCAGAAAGACAAGGAGAGCATGGAATACCTCATTGCGGATGCGCGCGGGCGCTGGCTCTACATGCGGCTCTTGGAGAGATGCCACATGTTTGGCACTACCTGCCCGGATGAAAGCAAGCCGAACACGGCTTTTGTCTGGGAAGGAGAGCGCCGGATTGGCCTTGTCCTCCGTGAGAATATCATGCGTCTCGGAAAGCCGGGACGAAAAAGTGCGCAGATCGCCGAAGAGGAATATTGGTCCTACAAAGACCACATCGACAAACTTTATGAAGAACAGGCAAAGGAGGAAGAACGACATGAACGAATTTGAATTCTCTCCGCAGAGATTCGCTGAAGGAGGCGAATCGGGCGACGACAATACAGGTGGATCTATCTTGGGCGGTGCAAGCTCGGATCCGCAGCCGCTAGAACCTGCTGGAGAGACAAACTCTAGCGGCGAGGAAGGGACGGAGGGCAGCGCGCCACAGAAAGGCGAAGCGGGAGAAGGCGCGCCCGAGACCTATGATTTCAAAGCCGTCGTGCCGGAAGGCATGGAGTACGACGAGAAAAGCGCGGGCGAATACGGCGCACTCGCAAGAGAGTGCGGCCTCACGCAGGAGCAGGCGAGCAAGATTGCGTCCTATGGCATGAATCTCATGAAGGGCAATGCCGAAGCTGCGATGCAGGCGATGCAGCAGCAGCGTGCCCAATGGGCGGAGAATGCAAAGACGGAACTCGGCGCGGACTTCGCCCCGACCGTTGCGAAATGCGGCGTGGCCATGGAGGCACTCGACCGAAAAATCCCTGGCCTCAGGCAGGCTTTTGATGAAACCGGCGCGGGGAACCGCATAGAAGTCATTCGAGCGATGGCGATGCTCGGGGAGCTCATCGGTGAGGATCGCGGCCACAGTGCGGGCGGCGGTGCAGGCGGTGAAGCCCCGATTTATGGCAATACAAACTTCAATCTCTACTGACCAAAAGGAGGAACTAGAAAATGGCAATTCTCGGTGCACAGTCCCTCACGCTGACGGACTGGAAGAAACGACTCGCCCCCGATGGGAGCATTGACTTCATCGTGGAGGCGCTGATGAACTCTAACCCCATCATGCAGGATATCGTGTGGAAGGAAGGCAACTTGCCGACCGGCAACCGTACGACCGTCCGTGCATCCATTCCGACGCCGTCTGTGCGTCACATCAACCGCGGCGTTGAGCGCCACAAAAGCACGACGCGCCAGGTACAGGATACCTGCATCACGCTCGAAGACCGTTCTACGGTTGACGTGATGGCTGTCAAGCTCGCGCCGGACAAAGAACAGTTCCGCCGCAGTGAGGATGCCGCCTTTGTCGCGGGCTTCTCGGACGCGGTGGCCGCGAACATCTTCTACGGCGATAGCGAGGACACGCTCGATCAGTTCAACGGCCTCTCCATGCGCTACAACATTGTGGGCGGCGAGAAGAATGAAGCGGGCTATCAGGTCGTATCCGCAGGCACGGCCAACACGAGTGCGCTTAACACCTCGGCCTGGTTCGTCGGCTGGGGATCGCACGCAACGACGGGCATCTTTCCAAAGCATTCGCAGGCGGGCCTCAAGATGCGCGATCTCGGCGAGAACACCGTGACGGACGCAGACGGGCGTGAATACCAGGCGCTCACGACGCTCTTTACCTGGGACGTCGGCATGGCCGTCCAGGATATCCGTGCCAATGCTGCCGTGCGCAACATCGACTGCGCGAAGCTTGGCTCTCTCTCGAGCGCGGATAAGCTCAAGCTTGTGGAGAAATTCATCATCGCGAAAAACCGCGTGAGAAATATCCAGAACCGCGACAAGAAAGTCGTGCTCTACGTCCCGGACAGTGTATACAACTTCTTCGAACTCTACTTGCTCGACAAGAACAACGTATACGTCACGCGCCAGGACATCATGAACGACGTCCCGCGGCTCTACCTCTCGGGCATTGAAATCAAGAAGTGCGACGCCATCACCGAAACGGAGACGGCTGTCGCTACAGCCTAATGGGAAGGAGGAATCATCATGATCATTGACAGCGAAAACCAGTTCTTTGAAAATCAGGCGCTCTCAGCCAAAGACATCACCTCGGAGGTTGTCAAGACGGGCGCAGGAGATGCAGGCGATCCGCTGCACCTCGTGCTGCGCGTCAAGGGTGGTTCGGAAGGCGGTACAGCAAAGACCGTGCTTCAGACGGCGAAGGACGAGGCCTTCACCTCACCTGTCGTGCTTGGTACCTACGACAAAGTGCCGCTCTCGGTGAGCGTACCGCGTGGCGATCTCGGCTATATGCGTCTCGTCGTGACCTCGACCTACACGGCTGGCACGGTGAGCGCGGCACTCGTCGTGGACGACAATATCGACTGGTGACTTGTGAGGACAGGACTTTTCAAAGTCCTGTCCTTTGCAAAAGGCGCGAATTGATTCGCGCCTTTTGCAAAGGAGGGAGAAGACATGTCAATCACCAATACAGACATCTGCAATATGGCACTCTCACATATTGCGGTCGGCGGCATCATCAGTATGGACGAAAGCAGTGAAGCCGCAAAGCAGTGCAAGATCCACTACGAGCATACACGGCGCAGGATGCTCGGCATGTACAACTGGAACTTCGCAGCAAGAGAGACGAAGCTTGCGTTGCTCGACAAAACCGTGCCCGGTTTCGCTTACGTCTACGCCTACCCGGAAGAATGCCTGAAAATCTACTACGTCTACGAAGAAGGCATGGCACCATACAAAGAAGAGCATCCGCGTGATTATCGTATCGCAGCCATTACAGGCGTCCGTCGTGCGGTGATCACAGATGTGGGGAAGGCATGGTGCAGCTACACGGCTGATATCAAGACCCCGGATATGATGAGTGAAGAATTCATTGATGGATTCTCGCATTTACTGGCAAGCAATATCGCCATGGCGCTCACGGGGAACGCAAACCTCATGCAGACGAACCTGCAGCTCGCACAGATGTCGGTAGCGCAAGCCAAGTGGGAAAGCGTCGTAGAAGCACAACGTCGTACGCGCTATCCGGAAGGCTATGTGCGTGCAAGGTTTTAAAAGGGGGGATAAGAAGTGCAGCCAACGGAATACTATGCGATCCAGCCCGCCTTCACGGGCGGCGAAATCTCTGCAGACGTAGCAAGCCGCGTCGACATAGAAAAGTATCAGCTATCCTTGCTGCAGGCAGAAAATGCAAACATCCGGCCATATGGCGCGGTAAGAAAACGTCCGGGTCTGCTCTACTGCGGGACGACGAAGGGGAACGGGAAAGTACGGCTTTATAAATTCCGCTTCACGGCCTCGCTCTCTTATCTTCTGGAATTTGGCGCGGGCTATGTACGTGTGTGGCGCGGCGGTAAATACCTTGGCGTAGAGATTGCCACGCCATATACACTGGATGACCTGCCGAACCTTCGCTTCGTCCAGTCCATCGACGTACTTTATATCTGCTCGGGGACGCATCCGGTAGAAAAGCTTATGCGCTACGGAGATACCACATGGGCACTCAAAGAAATCGATTGGCTGCCTCCGGCGTTTAATGACATCAATGCGGACGAGAAGATAAAGATAGCGCCGTCGGCTGCGAACGGTACCGTCACGCTCACAGCGACAGGGAACGTCTTCCAGGATGGACATGTAGGTGCGTGGGTGAAGCTGGAGCAGGAAATCGGCGGGACGACTGTCACTTGCACGGGTGGTACAAGTGCGCCAATTCAGGTTGGCACGACATGGAAAATCATCACACACGGCACTTGGACAGGAACAGTCACGATACAGAAAAGTACAGATGAAGGAGCGACATGGAAGCAGCTGCGCGCCTACACGGCAAAAGACGACACGAACCCAACAGAGTCAGGAAGTGTGGACGACTATGAGCTGCTGCGTGTCGTCGTCTCCATTTCGAGCGGTACATGTACGGCGGATCTCTCCAGATACCCATACACGCATACAGGCTACGCACAGATTACAGCCGTCACCTCGGCGACATCAGCGACGGCTGTCACACGAGAGAAGGCTTTTGGCAGTACAGAAGCTACGTCGGACTGGTACATCAGTGCATGGAATAAAGTGGATGGCTTCCCGTGCTGTGCGACGTTCTTCCAGGATCGGCTCGTGCTCGGTGGATGCGCGAAGCATCCGCAGCGAATCTGGATGAGCCGGAGCGGTGACTACGAGAATTTTGAGGTGGATAAAGAATCAGGAACAGTGACGGACGACTCCGGAATTACGGCTGACCTGCTCTCTCTGCAAGCATTCGAGATTGAGCATATGACGGCAGGGAACGACCTGCTCATATTCACGGAGGGCAACACATGGTCCATCTCGGGAGCCGAGACCGTCAAGCCGACTAGCATTACACCACGGAATCAGGAGAACTACGGCATCTCTGGCGTGACGCCCCTGCGTATCGGTTCGCGCACCGTCTACGTCCAGAGGCGCGGCTCAATCGTGCGGGATGTCGGATATAGCTATGATACCGACAGCTACGGTGGCACAGATCTTACGATTCTCGCGAAGCACCTCATCAAGGGGCATGAAATCAAAGAAGCAGACTATGCGCAGGAGCCGGACAGCACGCTCTATTTCGTGCGGGATGACGGCATACTGCTCTGCTTGACGTACCTCACAGATCAGAAAGTATTCGGTTGGAGCCATATCAAGACGGACGGCATCGTAGAATCTGTCTCGGCCATCAGCGACGGGAACAACGATCTCGTCTACCTGGTCGTACGGCGAGAGGTGAACGGACAGACGGTCCGCTATCTTGAGCGGTTCGATACGGATAGTGGCGAAAGCAATGACCAAGAAGACTACTGCATGCTGGATGCTGCCGTGCGTTATGACCTGCAGGATGCAGCGACGGAAATCAAAGGCCTGGAACACCTGGAAGGGAAGACCGTGCGTGCCATCGGCGACGGCTACCTCTTCGAGCCCATGAAGGTGGTGGACGGGAAAATCATCCTGCCGCAGGCGTCAAAAGACATCGTTGTCGGTCTGCCCTACACAATGGTGTTGGAACAGCCAAACTTCGATGCGGGGGCGACGGAGACCGGCACGCTCCAGGGGAGGAAGAAGGCCGTGACGAACGCAATCCTGCGCCTTACGAACAGTTATGGCGGAGAGGTTGGCCCATCGGGCGGGAATCTACTACCCATCATCTACGAGAGCGGGCGGCTTGAGCTCGGCGAAGCGGTGCTTTTCTCCGGCGATAAGCGGGTGAATCTCCCCATCGGAGGCTTTGACACGCTCGGGCGCGTCTGCATCCGCCACACAGAACCTTATCCGTTTACACTCTCAGCAATCATAAGGGCGGTGACATTTGGTGGCTAAAGCGTACAGTATCAAGCGGCTGCGCACAGAAGAAGAAAAGCAGGCCGCAGCAGAAGAACTCTATGAAAATCTCAGAGATGTCGACAGCAGGGAAATCTCGGCCTGGACGCGGGATATCGCGCGAGAGGTGAGAGAATCCATCTACATGAGTGATGAAGTGTGGGCGGCGCAGGAGAAACGAAGCGGTGCGCTCATCGCCGTGTGGGGAAAACGGGAAATCCAAGGGAAGCCCGGCCGGCTGATCTGGTGCCTCGGCACGGAGAAAGTCAAGCGCCATTTCCTGCCATTCGCGCTGGAATCACGCGTCATCTTGAAGCGATGGGCAAGAAAATACAGGCGTCTCTACAACGCCGTAGGAGGATTCAACGAGGATGCGCTGAAATGGCTCGCCTGGTGCGGGGCAGAATTCAGAGAACCATTCGAGATCCATGGAGAGAAATTCTATCCGTTTGAAATCAAGGGGGATTAAACATGTGTAGTGTGATTGCAGGACTCACGGCGCTCGGCGGTGCGCTCCAGTACCGGAGTCAGCAGCAGGCCGCGAAGCAGCAGGAAGCAGCCTACCGCGCCCAGGCGGATGCGGCGGAACAGAACGCGAGAATCGAGGGCAAGAAGCAGGAACAGATTGCCGACAACTACGCCGCGCAGGCCGACAAGCTGCGCTCGCGCCGCCGTCTGATTGAGGGCAGCCAGCGGGCACAGACCGGCGCGGCCGGCTTGAACTTCGGCGGCTCGGCTATGGATATCCTCTCGTCGAGCAACGATGCTTACCTGCAGGATCAGATGACCCTGCTCTCCAACCAGCGCAACGACAACTACAACTCGCGCGTAGCAGAGAGCAACTACGAAGCCCAGGCAGCCAATAGCCGTGCTGCGGCGAGCAATGTCAAGCGGGCGGCAAAGTGGCAGGGTCTCTCTACCATCCTCGGCACAGCGGCCAGCGTCTACGGCGTCGCGCAGCCTTGGAAGGATACCGGAGCCGCTGCCTCGAGCAGCAGCACGGGCGGTGCGTACCAGTACTACAACGAGAAGACCACGGCAGACACATGGGCCAAAGCCAACCGGCAGTTCCCGACCGTCTCGGGTACGGGCTACCTGACGTATGGCAAGCCGGTCTTATCCTACGGCAAGAACACGGGCTGGGACATCCGGCCGGACTACTACAGCCGGAATGGCAAAGTGAACTTCCCGTTCCGCTTTTGAGTGAGGAGGAAACGACATGAAATTCAGCAGTTACCAGCCCGTCGTCAATCCGAACACCATCAACCCACCGGTTGTGCAGGCTCCGAGAGACCTGGAAGTATACGGCACGGGCGGCAAGGAATGGAACGCGCTTTCTGGAGCCATCGGCCAGGCCACGAAGGTGCTCGCCCAGAAGCAGGACGACGAGGATGCAGCCGACGTCATGGACGCGAGAAATCGCATCATGACCTCGCTGAATGAGCAGCTCTACGGCGAGCAGGGCCTCATGACGCTCGGCGTAGGCAAGAAGGCCAAGGGCCTGACAGACCGCGTCACACAGGCCATCCAGGACACCTCGGCAGAGATTGCCAAGGACTACAACCCGCGCGTCCGTTATGCCCTGAAGTCCACGCTGAACGACAACATGCTCAACTACCAGCGCATCGCCACCGGTCAGGAGAACCGGGAGCGGGAGAGCACCGAGCAGGCGGACTATCAGGCGGCCCTCAACATCAACACGCAGAATGCTGGCATGACCTGGGACGTCACGAACGCCCTGACGAACTACGAGAACGACACGCGCCGCATCATCTTGGCCTACGGCGCGAAGCGCGGCTGGACCGGCGAGCAGATGCAGTCTGAGCTGATGGGAGCCATCACAAAACAGGTCGCTTCGGCCGCGACGGCAGCCATCACCGCGGGTAACTACGACCGGGCTGCGCAGATCCTGCAGGTGAACCGCGGCAAGATGGACCAGAACGTCTACAACCAGCTCTACGGATCCGTCAAGCAGAAACAGGACGTGGCCAAGACCTACACGACAGCAGATGATATCGTCAACCAGTGCTGGGACCCGAAGACGGGACGATTCGATTGGAACAAGGCCAACGAGCTCATCAAGCAGAACTCCTATCGGAATGTAGGGGGACAGGGAACGTCAGGTGCCTCGAGCAAAGAAGCCTTCTTTGCCGCCATTGAAGGTCAGGAGTCAGGGGGAGATTCGACAGCCGTCTCACCGGCTGGGGCTGTGGGAATCTACCAGATTATGCCTGACAACTGGCCGTCTTGGTCAAAAGAGGCCGGATATGAAGGCGCTGATCCGAACGACGAAGCGGCGCAGCGTGCCGTCGGTAAATACAAGCTGGGCCAGTACTACGATAAGTACGGACCTGCAGGAGCGATGGTAGCATGGTATGCAGGCGAAGAAAACGCCAAGCGCTATGTGAAGGGAGAAACGACAGATGTTTGGGGACGCTCATGGGATGCACCACAATCGAATGGGCCGTCTATTCAGGGGTACGTCGATAGCGTCATGAGCAAGCTGCCGGCAGGCGAACAGAATGCAGGCGGCAGTGGTGGCATCGATATATCCAAGAAAATCTACTACACGGTCAAGCCTGGCAAGGAAGGCGAAGTCACGAACCTCAACCACTCGACATGGGCGAAACTCAACGCCCTGGCTGCCCTCTATGAGCAGGCCTTTGGACAGCAGGATGACTATGAGCCGTTCTACGTCACGGCGGGCGGCTCGACGAGTGGCCACAATCCAGGGAGCAAGCACTACGAGAATCGCGCCTTCGACATTGCGATGGATAGCTTGGCTCGCCATCCAGAACGCCTGCGGTGGCTGCAGGAACATGCGGCTGACGTCGGCCTGAAACCGCTGAATGAATATGCGGGCTATGGCAATGAGCAGTGGGCAGACGGCGACAACTTCCACTTCAGCGATGACGGCGGAGATTTTGACGAGAACGCTTATATGGGCGGAGGCAGTAGCACGGCTGCATCGGGCGGGACGATGTACGATCCTACAATGGAAAAGAGCTTGAGAAGCGCAGTAGAAGCAGCCTTGCAGGACCGTACACAAGCATACAAGCAGGACAAGCAGAATTACTTTGATGATGTAGAACATGCAGTCGATACAGCGGGCTCTTTTTCGGCTGCCAAAGCACTTGTCGAAGGAGATACGACACTCGACCTGCAGCAGAAGAACACACTGATTGGCATGGCTGCGTCGAAGTTCGGTGTCAATCGAAATACGGGCCTCCCCGCTGGCAGCCGGAGCAGCGGCCGAAAGAGCAGCTCGACATCCGTCGTCGGCACGAGCGGCGCAAAGTATACCGTCAAAGAAATCAACAACGCCAGGTACGAGGTGAAAGAATACTACGAGCGCATGGATGATCCGAATGACACCATCTCGCGCACGGATCAGCGCCGGTACAACAAGGCGGCAAACCTGCTGCAGGATATCGGTGAGATGGGCAGTGGTGACAACCTCGCAAGCTCGGATGCCCTGGAGATGGCCCGTCATGCAATAGAGGTCACAGCCGATGATGAAGAAGCTGCGTGGTACTTGATCAGCAAATATGGGTACTCAAAAGAAGAGGCCGATTATTACATAAAACAGGCGCACAGCGATTGATGAAGAGGAGGAGCAGTAATGGATCTTGAGAAAGTACGGGCAGGTCTGCAGGAAATCGAGGATGAAAAAGCGGCAGCCCAGGCAGAGGCAGATAAAGCCGCGAACCGCTCCATCCTTGACCGAGTGGAAGACCTGGGAAATGAGTTTATCTCAGCAATAGGGAACTATGAGATACAGAAGGCAGACAGCGACCGGCAGACGGCCGAGATGGCAACGGAAGCTGCAGAAGGAGCTGTAGAGACGGTCAAGGACGTAGCAGATGCTGCCTGGACGATGGAGAAGAATGCGCAGGATGTCAAGACGCGCGGGCAGCAGCTGGAGATGGCCTACACTGATGCATCAATCCAGCAGTCCGAAGCGATTGGCAATTATCAAGTACAGGAGAATGCGTATAAAAACTTCCAGCAGGCAGGAGCTGCAACAGAAGGGACCGTTGAGAATGTGCTGCGGTCCCCGTTCCGTCAGGCATCTCGTAGCTTGATTGAGAACTATGCCGACCGCACAGATGATTCCATCTTGGGCGATGCGGCTAAGGCACTGCAGCGCACGGATGCAAACCTCGAGTATTTCATGACAGATGAGGAGAAGCTGACCAAGGCACGCCAGATTGAAGCGAGTACCGGCATCCCTGCTGACTCCTTCTTGCAGGATAACAAGGCATACAAGCAGGCACTTGATGTCTATCACTACAAGCAGAAAATCGATGCGGCGGGCGGCAATATCAACGACGTCTGGCAGGAATTCCCGGAGCTGCAGGGCGTGGCGGATATGGACAAGGAAGGCGCAGCTATCGCCTTGCATAACCTCGATGCTGTCCGCTCGACGCATGGCATCATCGATACCTGGCAGAAGATGTTAGAGCGCGGCAACGTCAAGCTCGAGTATGACAACCTGCAGTACAAGATCATGATGGGCGCGGCGGACGACAACGACCGGCAGCGGGCAGAAGACCTCAAGAAGCAGCTCGAGGAAGACCGACTGGCAGCGCCGTCGTTTCTCGAGAATCCGATTGCCGCCATCGTGGGCGGCGTGGCGGAGTCGGCACCGGAGATGTGGCAGTCGACTTCGGAGTCCCTGCGCGAGGCGACGGCGATGGCCGTGATCGCAGCCGCAGCCAGCGCAGCGGCAGGCTCAGTGGCAACGCCAATCGGTGCGGCAGTGGGCGGGACTGTCGGCGCAGCGGGCGGCTTTGTCTATGGCCTGGGACGCGGTTTCCTCGCACAAGTCGCAAGGCGCGAGCTCATCGCGGCAGCAGCCGGCACAGGCTTGCGCCTCGGTGCTTTCACGGGCATGGCGCGTCCAGAGATTGGCGCACGCTTTGCCGAGTATAAGGATCTCAAGGACGAGAATGGCAACCCCCTGCTGACGGAGAATCAAGCAGCAGGCTGGGCCATGCTGGGTGGCTCGCTCAACGCGGGCATCGAGCTGGCAAACTTCGGCGTCGTGACGCGGGCACTGGCCGGTGCACCGCATGCGCGGAAGGTCTTCGGCGACATCATCGAGCAGACAGGCTCGAGAATGCTGACGCGTGAAAAGGTGCTGAATGCGCTCAAAGACCGGACAGGGGATGTCCTCAAGATCACGGCGTCCGAGGCAGGCGAGGAAGGCCTGCAGTCCATCTCGGACGACATGGTCCACAACGGTATGGAGTGGAGCACCGGCGATACGAGCAACAAAATCTATGGCCCGGGCGAAATCCTGGAGCGGGCAGGCAAGAGCACCCTGCAGGCCATCCCTGGCTCACTGGGCTTCGGCCTGCTCGGCGCTACGGGTGGCACAGTATCGTCGGGCTTCCGACAGACGGCAGCCATGCGCCACCTGGCAAAGTTCGAGGCGACGTATGGCGAGAATGCCCGCAAGACCTACACTGGCACCGTCATGCTCGAGCAGCTGCAGCAGGCTATCGATAAGGGCAACCTCAAGGAGAAGGCCCCAGACGTCCAGAAGAAGATCCTGCGCGAGCAGCTCAAGGATACAGAGTATCCGAACACGTACATTGATTCCGAGATGGCCATGCAGCAGGACGGTGGTCTCGAGAACCTCAAGGCTGTAGCCAAGACAGCGGGCATCTCGAATGACGAGCTGCAGACAGCCATCGAAGAAAAGGGCCAGATCCTCGTGCCGACGGAGCAGTTCCTGCAGGCCGGCACGAGCCCGGAGTTCTTGCAGAACGTCTCCTTTTCACCGGAGGCCGACAGCATGGCCCGGATGCAGCGGGATGCCAAGACCATCATCGAGGACATGCAGAAGCGGCAGCAGCAGTCCATTGATAAACAGGTCGAGCTCATCAACACCGTACTCGATCAATACTTCCCTTTGCACGAGAAGAGCTCGACAGAGGAGCAGGCCATGCGCGATATGGCCGCTGTGGCCATCTACAGTGATCCGGCCAACCCGGCAAGAGGCTGGTCGGCCGCCATGAAAGAGCGCCAGGACCGCCTGCAGGAGATCATTGGCCCTGTACTGGAACGTCTGCGTGATGGCATGGGCAAGGGCGGCCAGCTCATGGAAGTCGAGGACGAGCAGGGCAACAAGAAGACACAGCGCTTCACAGAGAACGACGAATGGTATCGGGCCTTCTACAAGGCGTTCAAGCGCCAGCCGACCGAGAAAGAACTCGAGGACATGGCTGTGGCCGTCGTGACCGGCGACCCGTCCGCGCCAAAACTAGAGGGATGGATTCCGACGACCGAAGAAGAGCACCAGGCTATGGCAGCAGTCAAGCCAGAGATCGACGAGCTGCGCAAGGATATCGAACACCTCGAGGCCATCAAGGGCACGATGAAGTCCCTGAACGGCGTCGAGATGGAGCTGACGCAGGGCCTCACCAAAGAAGGCTTCCAGGTTTACCGCGCCATCCGTGATCAGCTCGCGAACGTCGACATCGACGGCGGCCGCACAGCCCGCGCTGCCCGACTCGACGCCATCCTCTTTGCCCGCCATGCCGACATCGTGGCCGATATCATCAGCAAGAAGACCGGTAAAAAATATACCGCCCTCGACTATATGCGGGAGCGGTACGGGTTGATTGAAGGCGCGGATGATGATTCTGGGTATAAGCAATCTTCTATGTACAGGAATCCAGCATCTACATTTTCTGAATTCGTAAAAAACGTCATGCAGGGGAAATCGGGAAAGAGCTACTTTGATTATCGAATTGATGATGGTATTGTTCGCGTTACCTCAGATGATATTGTACATGTTCAGAACGGGAATCATCCGTTATCCGATCAGGAGTGGACCCAACTCTTTCAGGGAATGGAACACGGGATTCAGGAAGCTGTTTTATCAAGACAGGCAAGAAGGCCACGTGGAGAATCTGTTGCACTAAAAATAGCCACACCTAAGAAATGGTATGGTGTGGCTGCAGAATTTGCAAAGGATGGATTGGTCTATGTTCGCACGGCCTTTCATAGTACAGATCAAAACATCGATACGTGGTTAGAAAAAAATAAAAGAGAAGCTGGCGTGCGTCGGTATCCAGGTTTCCCCATCCGCGCTGACAACGCAGGCGGCAACCACGCCATGACCACCAGTCATTCTCCTTCTATTTCAAGTATACAGCAAGCACTTGGAATAAACAAGGCGGCAACGAAGTATACATCTGCAGAGGACGAAAGTGGATATAATCAGGCTCGAGGAAAGGGAACACATGGCTCTATCGCGCAGATGTCGAACGGACAGCGCATCATCTCGCTCTTCGAGAGTGCGGACGAGTCCACGTTCTTGCATGAAATGGGCCACATGTTCCTGATGGATCTTGAAGACCTGGCGGTCATCGATGATATCTCGGCCAAAGAGCTGGCGGTCGTGAAGGACTGGGCATCCTGGAAGAAGGGCGATGCCAAGCAGTATAAAAATACACCGTGGGAGAAAGAGTTTCGACAGCGGGAGCAGCAGATCATCGATGCCGAGGAACATCAGGACATCGATGAAGCTGAGAAGCTCAAGCGCATCTGGGAACAGGAGCGCTTCGCTCGTGCTTTTGAGATGTATCTGCATGATGGCCATGCACCAGCCAAAGGGCTCCGCGCCGTGTTCCGCAAGTTCCGCTCCTTCTTGATCCACATCTATCGGGCTGTGATTGGCGACGGCGCGAAGCCGAGCCTGCAGGTGCGCCGTGTCATGGACCGCATGATCGCCACCGAAGAAGAGATTGACGAGATGGCGCTCGACGACCGGTACCGCGATGTCACGAAGGCGGGCGGCGAGAAGCTGCTCGACGAGTCCGAGGAAGAGACCTATAAGCGCTGGCAGGAAGAGGCGATAGCAGAAGCCAAGGAGCAGCTGCAGAAACGGGTCATGAGGGACCTTACGGAAGAAAAAGAGCACGAATTCCAGCGCCGTATGCAGCATGAACGGGAGACATTCCGCAAGGAGCTCCAGAATGAGAACGTCTACCTGGCCGAGCAGGCCGTGCTCGCCAGTGGAGGCGATACGTCTATCGTGCTGAATTGGTACCCGAGCGTGGAAGCTTTTGAAGAAGAACTCAAGAACGCGCCAGCGCTGGAGGACCTGCTGAAAGAACACATGGATGCCTACGCACAGGAGCTGGATCGAGAGTTGACAGAGAGCCATCTCTCTGAGCAGGCTGTGACGGAAGCCATGGAGTCGAGCGAGTATCGTGCAAAGCTCGAGGCTCTGAAAGCAACAGCATTTGCCAAGAAGCAGGCACTCGTCAAGACCATCACGACAAAGACGGAACGCGCCATGCGGTCCGTCGAAGAGCGCATCAAGGATTTGCCGGAGGACATCGACCTGAAGCTCGACAAGGATTCGAGCGCAGTCAAGGAGCTCATGAAAGCCATCAACAAGCTGCGCTTCTCGGCCAAGTGGCGTCCAGAAGATTATCAGACCATCCAGCGCATGATCCACGCCGCGACGAAGGAAGACCTGCAGAAGACGATGCAGGAAATCAAGGAGCAGGCGCGGGCCGACAAGGCCAACGAGAAGGCTGTCCTCGAGGCCAATGAGGGCAAGATGAAAGTCTATCGCGAGCTGGCGAGACGTGCCATCCTCACCAAGCCTATCCACGAATCGTGCAGCGTATCGCTGTATACGAGAGAATCGAAGAAGTGGGCCAGGACAGTCCAGCAGGCCATTCGCGGTAAGAATTGGGATAGTGCGATGATGGCCCAGCAGCGGCAGGCGTATGCAATGGCCATGGCGAATGAAGCCCGCCAAATGCAGAAGCGAGTACAGGCCAGCCTCGACAAAGCCAAGCGTATGCTGCAGGCCAAGTCGGTACGTCTGCCACGCGAGGAGCGCTATTGGCTGCGCCATCTGGCTTATCTGCTGCGCCTGACACGCACGGACGCCAAGCTGGGCGAAGGCGAGGAGATGACAGACCTGCATACGATGTTCAGCCGTCTACAGGAAAGCCTGGACAGCCAGTACACGCCGGAGGAGATTTTTAAGATTGAGAAGCAAGGCGAGGACTTCCGTGGCTACCAGGACCTCAACGTCGGCCAACTGGAAGAATGCGTTGAAGCGCTGACCATTCTCTACACGACCGGTCGCGACAAATTCAAGATGAAGACCATCGGCGGCCGGACGATTGACGAGATTGTGCAGGAAATCATCAGCGACAATGAAGCGGATGCCCGCAAGATCGGCGTCAACCGTCATCGCGTACAAGAAGACACGGGCGGCATGGGTTGGAACGATGCACTGGCAAAGATTCCGTTTGCCGGTGAGGGTCTGGCACGATATGGGCAGGAAGGCCTGGCCGCCATTATCAAGCCGGAGGAGATTCTGAACGCATTGGGCAAGAAGGCCCACCGGTACATCTACGGCATCTATGAGCGGGCAGCTGAGAAAGAGAGCCGCATGGTCAAGCAAGAGCTGACTGACCTGCAGACCATCTTGTCCGGCTATTCTCACTCGGAACGCCGTCACTGGAAGGATGCGAAGTACACGCTCAAGACAGCTGATGGCAAGGAACTCATGTCAAAGGAGAATATCCTGTGCATGGCACTGAACCTCGGCAACGAGACGAACCGGCAGCGCCTGATTGGCGGCCTGGGCATTGACGAAGCAGACGTAGTGAGCTTTGTAGAAGAGCATATGACCGCCAAAGATTGGCAACTTGTACAGGATATCTGGGACCATATCAACACCTACTGGGATGATACTGTGAAGGTGGAAGAAAACCTGAATGGTGTCCGCCTGGAAAAGGTAGAAGCAAAGCCGTTTGATGTGACCGTCACGGAGAATGGCAAGAAGACAACTATGAAGATGAAGGGCGGCTACTATCCGCTTTCGTACAATCCGAAGAAGTCCAGCCGCGCAGCTGATCAGAATGCCAATGAGATTGCCAAGCAAGGCATGTCCGGCGCGATGGTCCTTGGCACTGGCCAAGGCTTTACCAAAGCGCGTTCGGAGTACGACATCAGCCGGCCACTCTTGCTTGAGTTCCGTGTCATTCCTGAGCATGTCCAGTCTGTCATCCACAACATCGCCTTCCGCTTGGCGGCCCGCGATGTTTTCCGGCTGGTCAATCATCCAGATTTTGAAGCGCATGTGGCGAACACGCTGGGGCGCGAGTATCACACCATACTGAAGCAGTGGACGACGGACGTCTGGCAGGTCGTGAAAGACAACAACAACCAAGCGGCCAATATGCTGGAGCGCGGCCTGAACTGGCTGCGCAGCAACTCTGTCATGGCCATCATGGGCTACCGCATCTGGCCCGTCGTCGAGAACGTCTCGAACATTGCGCCAGTCATGGAAAAACTCGGTAGCCTGCACGCGATGAAGGCCATCGTGTCCTTTTATGCGAACCCGAAAGAATCGACGGAACTCTTGAAGCGATCTGCATTCATGCAGAATCGTATCAACTCTCTGGATCGCGATATCCGCAGCCAACCAGGCTTCTTTGAAGCCGACTATCGTGTCTTCGAGCTGATCCGCAACCATGCTTACGACATGATGCTCTACTCCGACCTGGCACTCTCTGCACCGCTCTGGGTGCAGTCGTACCGTGACGCCTATAGTGACAACCTCGCGGCGGTCCGCAGGGAGAATGCTGAGCACCAGCAAAGTGTTCTGGAAGCCCAACAGAACGTTGAAAAGCTGAAGGCCGATATCATTAGCCAGTCCCAGAAAGTCAGCGACATCCGCATGGACATGGAACGCCGCCACAGCGCCGACGAACAAGACCGCGCGGCGGCACAGCAGTCCCCATTTGCTGTGCATAGCGATGCCACGATGGAGCAGATGACGAAGGAAGAAGCGGCCAAGATCAAGGAGATCAAGAAGGAGCTCTTCAAGGCGGAGCAAGCTTTGCATGATGCGATGGACCTGCCCATCTACACGGACGAAGAGATGCTGCAGGAGGCTGAGCGTCGGTCTGTTATGGATGCCGACAAGGCCATCCGTGATACGTTTGGCAGCGGCCGGACGATGGATCAGTCGTCTCTGCAGCGCAACAAGAATGCCTTCCTGAAGCTTGCGACGACATTCTACAGCTTCTTCAACACGCAGTTCAACGCCATCTTAGCAAACTACCGTCACGCGCGATTCGGCACGAACCCGTCTTTCATCGGACGCTGGGCGCCGTTTGCGAAGTCAGTCATGTATCGGCTTGTCATCATGACACTCATCGGGATCAGCATCAAGTTTGCACTGGGACTCGATGGCGACGACGACAAAGACCGATTCCGTACCGTCATCAATCCACAAACCGGGAAGAGCGAGAAGATCGAGATCCCGCTCGGGCAGCGGTTCTTCAACACATACGCCAAGAATCTGCTCTCGACGGCAGCAGGCGGCTTCCCATTCATCCGCGACGTCGTCAATTTTGCCATCTCGGCCATCTTCGACGGCACGACATATGGGCGCAGCGCCTCGCCGTTCTCTGTGGGCGGCAGGGCCTTCGAGGAGGTGGCCAAGACAATCGACCTCATGGCCAAGAAGAGCAGCCACAACATGGCCGTCGACGCACAGGAGGCCAAGCGCCACCAGACCGAGGCAGAGAAGCTGAAGAAGAAAAAAGGCAAGGCCCGCCAGGAGTACCTCAAGAAGCTCGAGGAAAATGATAAGTACCGCCAGCCGGCCAAGCACATCACCAACAGCGAGATTGCCCGCCACGGCCTCAATGCGCTGAGCTCCCTGACTGCTGCCAGGACCGGCATCACCTCGACCATGGCCGATGCTATCACTGGCACGATGCAGTACCTCAACGACAGCGACAACCGCTACGACGCTGGCTGGAAGAATATCATCTGGTCGATCGTCTTCGACAAGAAGCCGGTAGGGCGGGAAGTTCCGCAGAAACCGGACCCAGCACCGAAAAACAAGAAGAAAAAGAAAAAAGGAAAATAATTTCGGGCAGCACTTTATTCGTCGCGGAAGATGCTATAGTAATATTATAGCCAACCAAGAGAAGCCTCGCAGAACATGCGGGGCTTTTCTAATGGCGGAAAGGAGGCAAAGGAAATGGTTAATAACGGCGAGACAAAAGTTATCTACAAAGGAGACGGTAAAACGAAAACGTTTCCATACACATTCGCCGCCGTCGATGCAGACACAGTCAAGGCTGCTGTCTATGACGAGCTTTCCGGCGAAGAGAGTATCCTTACAAAAGACTACTACGTTGACATTACAGCAAAGACTGTCATCTATCCGGGCTATGCACCGGGACAGGAACCGGCAGAATCACAGCAGCCGGGCGTACTCCAAGAAACACAGAAGATTGTCATTTATCGCCAGACGCCGCTCGAACAGCAGCAGGACCTCGGCGAGAAGTACCCGCTCCCTATCATTGAGTCAATCTGCGACAAGTTGACGATGATTGTACAAGAGCTGAAAGAAACTTTAAGTCGAACCATTACCATTGATATCAGCAGTGACGAGACTGGTGAAGATTTGAAGAAACGAATCTTTACAGCAGAGGAAACGGCATCTGAAATGGCGAGCCGCGCGAGCACTAGCGCGGGAAACGCGGCCGTCAGTGAAGAAGCCGCGAAAGCCAGTGAAGGAAATGCAAGTGCCAGCGAAAAGAGCGCAGCGAAAATCCTTGCAGATATTGAAGCGGTAGCTACAACCGTAGGTGGCGTTGCGACTATGTATAGTAATACAAGGACCTATCGACTGGCAGATCAGGTCATGCTCCCCGATGGCACGACGTACCGGTGTATTGCACAAAGTACAGGGGAGTATCCGCCGACGAGTGGGAAATGGGTACAGACTGCGATGACCACGCAGGACACGTTCGAGCGGGACCTCAACGATGATCTGATGCCGACAGAATACGCGAAGGCAACACGCCTTTGGGCAGTTGACACAGCAGAGGACATCTGTCCGGCCGAAAACGCAGGATGAAAGGAGAAGAAAATATGAGCAAACAGTACCCTAATATCGTCCCAGCAGGGGATAAGACGCAGAGCCTCGGCACGAGCGAAAAGCGGTGGGCAGAAGTGCATGCAGGAACAATCGAGGGCGAGGACTTCGCGGGCAGGCTGGCAGAGATAATCGATTCGCTTGCAACAAAGACTGCACTTGCCGAAGTGGAAGGAAAAATCGGAACTGCAAGTGCGCCCCTTTATTTTACTTTGGACACGCCGTTCGCAGCGAGCGGTAAGCGGGCGATAAAGACGCCGAATATTCTGTGGTTGAATATCAATGGCAAGGGACATAAGCTCACGTCCGCACTTACGTTTGATATTGATACGGCGGCAAACTGGGATTTGAAGGCGACAACTTGGAGCAAGAATACCAGCTATACGGTGGGAGACTATGTCACACCGACGGACGAGCAGGGAATCTATTGCTATAAGGCAACCACATCAGGTACGACAAGCGCAACGCTTACACCGGAATGGCCGCAGGCGATAGGGGAAAAGGTCAATGATGGCGAGGTAGTTTGGGAGTGCTGTACGAATCCAGCGAATCCAGCAAACCGGGCAGGAAAAGACTTCTACTTATACGCAATCTACAGCACGGCGGACGTCGTGCCGCAATTCACTTTTTCGGCAAATTCGACGGTGCCTGAGAGGTATGACGCAGATATGACGCGAAAGATATGCGGCTTTCACTGCCTCTGCGTAGACGTAGGGACAATTGATGGCCACGCACTTACGGGCTATGTGGCCGGCGACGTTCTCCCAGCTTCGGTGTGGGATCTCTACCATCGGCCGAAATCAGAGCCCGAAAGCATGGTCTATGACAGATTTTCGGATACCTGGCTGGATATTTACGGAGACAGCTGGGACGGGAAAAAGCTTGTCAGCGTCTATGGCGGCGCCTGGGCGGACGGAGCTTCGGAAAAGAAGTGGCACGGCGAAGCAAGTCTCGAGCAACTCATGCGACAGGGGAAGCGATTGCCTTGGCGCTATGAATTTCAGATGGCCGCAAGAGGGAGCAATGAAGGTACAAACATTAAGGGATCAGCAGATCCAAATACGACGGGTGGCCACGTCGACACCGCGGGCAGGCGCATGATCAGCGATATCGGCCTGGAAGATTGTTGCGGCGTCCTCTGGCAGTGGGGGAATGACCTGGGCTTTGCTGACGGAAGCGGTTGGACAGACTCTGTCTATAGTGCGTCTGTGGATGACAAAAGGTATGGACAGACCTACGGAAATCTCTTCAGGCTGCTTTTCGGCGCGCGCTGGTCTCACGGTGCGTCGTGCGGTTCGCGGTCGGCGTACTGTTACGGCGTGTCGTCCTACGTGAGCGCGAACTGCGGTTGCCGCGGTGCGTCTGAGCCGTTGCACCGTCAGGCGTGAAAGGAGATAAGCGAAACATGAAGACCGAAAAACGAGAAACGGAACGTCCACCGCCCGGTTAGGGCGGCGGACGTTCCGCAAAAACAGGGCAGACGGCGCAGAGGCTGCTTTTCGGCGCGAACTGGAATAACGGTGCGTCGTGCGGTTCGCAGTCAGCGAACTGTAACAACGTGTCGTCCAACGTGAACGCGAACTACGGTTGCCGCAGTGCGTCTGATACGTAGGGTCAGTAATAGCATGGTGCGTGCTTGACTCCACGGCTGGCCGCCTGCCCTTGTCTCAGAGGCAAAACACACGACGGAGCGTGGGAGTGGCTAGTACCAAAAAGAGAACGTCACTCCCACGGGAAAGGAAAACATGAAACGACACGGGCGTTTGTGGGAGAGGATTATATGCGACGAGAATATCCGTTGGGGAATTGCGAACGCATGCCGCAGCAGGAGCCGAAAGACGCCGGCAAAGAAGCGGAACATTCTCTACACAAAAGAACATGAAGAAGAAACGGTGAACCAAATCAAGACGCTGCTCCTGAACGATTTCCACACATCGCCATACTATGTATATCCGCTATTTGATCCGAAGCTAAGGTTCATCTATTGCCTGCCGTTCTACCCTGATAGAATTATCCATCACTGCCTGATGAATGTGCTCGCTCCTATCTGGGATCATCTTATGTACAGTGGGAGTTGCGCCTGCCGCAAAGGACACGGGCAGCACGAAGCAGGGACAAGATGTGGTATCTATGCCAAAAAGTACCGTTACTGTGCGCAGTTTGACATCTCCCAGTTCTACGTCAATATCAATCACAGGATCCTGAATGAAATTGTCAGGCATAAAATCAAGGATAACAAAGTGCTTGAGATACTGGAAGGTATCATCGCTTCTATTGATACGCGAAAGAAAAATCTTACTATGCTTTATCGCATGCGGAAAGCAGGGAACACTTGCAAGGACATCCCACGAGAAATCCAAAAACTCGAAGCAGCAGCAATGAGAGATAAAGCCGGAGAAGCGGTTGGACTTCCAATCGGGAACTACACGAGTCAGTGGCTCGGCAACTTATATTTGAATGAACTGGACACATTCATCAAGCATGCGCTGGGCGCAAAAGCTTATGTGAGGTATTGCGACGACTTTCTACTATTCTCTGACGATAAGAAAATGCTTCACACATATGCGGAGGCAATACAGGATTTCTTGTGGGGAAAGCTAAGGCTGATACTCAGCAAGAAAGAAGTATTTCCGACATCACAGGGTGTCGATTTTGTCGGCTATCGCTACTTTCATACTGGGCTGGTTTTGCTCCGCAAGCGGACAGCGAAAAAGCAGCGGCAGACGGTCAAGGCAATCCGCAAGAACATCGAAAACGGCACAGTAGATGTGGACGAAGCGAGGGCACGCCTTGGCAGTGTGAATGGGCTTTTGAAATGGGCGCGGAGCTATCATTTCCGCCAGGCAATCCGTTTCAGCGAGACACTAGAGGAGGTAGAACGGCTTGGAAAAGTTTAGCGAATTCAACCAAGAAGTGGCGTTGGATGGCGATAAAATTCCACTGTCCGATGTGCTCAATCAAGAAATTATCATACTCAACTATCGAAAGTCGAAAAGCAAGAAGCGCGAGAACACAGAGTATATCACTATCCAGATAGAGCACGACGGGAAGCGCAGAGTGATCTTCACAGGCTCGGAAGTGCTCAAGAACCAACTTGAAAAGTACAAAGACCATCTACCGTTTCAGGCCACTATCAAGAAAATCAATACTTTTTACAGCTTCACATAATGAGGAGGAGAAGCGTGATGAGAGGATACCCAAAGCACCTGAACACACGTGCAGATTACGAATATGTGCGTACACATTTTCCAAAAGAGATATGGAAAGAGGATTTTGAAGCTCTGCTTGCAACCGAAAAAGAATGGTATAACCTTGGCGAGGCTGAAGGCACCGGCGTAGAGGACGATACGCATAAGGTGGTAGCCGACGAAAAAAGCGAGAAAAAGTATCAATATGAATACAGAAGAAATCCCAATGCGAAAATCTGCAGGCTGGGATATACGGCGGAGGAGATTAAAGATATCCTTAGCAAAGCATGAGAGCGCTGATTGGAGCGGTAGACGGAGGTATAAGAAAAAGGAGAAGCTATGAATGAAGTGATAGATCTAATTCGGCAGATGCTGCCGGTGCGTAAAGAGGCGGTGTGGGGCACGGTAACAGGGGCGGCGGGGGCGGTGAGTGAGTATTTTTTCGGGACTTGGAATGCAGCACTTGAGGCACTCGTTTGGGCAATGGTCATCGACTATCTCACGGGGGTGATTGCCGCATACATCAATCCTCGGCTGATGCTCGACAGTCGGACGGGCTTCCGGGGCATCTGCAAGAAGATACTCATCCTCCTACTCGTGAGTCTCGCGCATTTTGTTGATAATACGACGGGGCAGCAGATTGTCTGTACAGCGGTCATCTGGTTCTTCTTGGGGAATGAAGGGTTGAGTATATTGGAAAATACTGCGAAAGCTGGTGTGCCGATACCGGATAGGCTGCGGCAGACACTACAGCAGCTATCAACGGAAAAGACGGAAAGAAAGGACGAAACAAAATGAAACTTGATGAAAAAGTTACAGGAGTATCTTTTAGTAAAGCCATCGAAGCGATGAAGCTCGGGCACAAGTGCAGTCGTGCAGGCTGGAATGGCAAGGGCCAGTACATCGAACTGGCAATGTGCATCAGCTATAAAAATGCACATGGCGAAGTGGTCAATGCAGAGCATGACGCCGTCGGTAATCGCGCCGTTGCCTTTGTGGGCACGTCTGGCGTCCAGCTTGGCTGGCTGGCATCCCAGGCGGACCTACTCGCAGAAGACTGGCAGATTGTAGAATGAGGTGACTACAATGAAGGTATTTATTAATCCGGGGCACGACCTTGACTACGACAGCGGCGCTGTCAGCCCGCGCACAGGCCTGCGCGAGTGCGAAGTTGCCGCCCGTGTTGGCGCACTCGTCAAGCATTATCTAGAAGCCGCTGGCTGCACGTGCGAGCTGATGCAGAGCGACAACCTTGCGCCGACAAGTACTGGGCGCAGCAGATATGCGGATCGTCAAGGGCCCACCGTCACAGAGGCGGCAAATGCCTGGGGAGCTGACATCTTTATATCGATCCATTGCAACAGCGCCGAAGCGGAGGAAGCTCGCGGTGTAGAGACGTTTGCTTATGCCTTGAATGGAGAAGCAGGTGAAAAGCTCGCGATATGTATCCAAGACCAAATCGTGGACGCGCTTGGCATGCTCGATAGAGGCGTGAAGGCCAATCCGAAGCTTTTTGTCCTTCAGTACACGGCGATGCCAGCTGTGCTGGTTGAGCTTGGCTTTATCAGCAATGAGGGGGATGAGGATCTGCTGCAGAACTGTCAGGATGATTTCGCCCGCGCCGTCGCTCGCGGAGTGACAGATTACGAACAGACGCGCGTATGAGATGTGTCAGGCGGGATTCAAGAAAAGAGCGCGAAAAGATGGAGCGCTCAGCAGCTCGTGGAGAATGGCGCGGCCTCATCAAGATTGAAGATGTGCCTGCTTTTGTTAGCTGGTTGACGGATGCACGTCGCGAATGGATAGGGCAGTCGCCGGATGTTGGCGAAGCTCTGCGTGTATACAAGCACGGTTTGACGCGTGTTGTGTACTGGGATGGTCACCAGACACGATGTGGGAGACACATGATGGCGCTTTGGTATACATTCTGTTGTTTTCGAGATGATAGATAATAATAGAAAGGATGATTGATTATGAGTACATGGACCGATATGCGCGACAAAGCGCTCGAAGCAATGAAAGAGGGTGCTCTCGATGTCGTAGAAGAGACGAAGCAGAAGTTCCTCGACAACTTCATTGAGGCCGGTATGCCTGCGATCGAGGCATACGCAGAGCTTTTTTCTGCAACCGTGCAGGAGCAGGCGAAAAATGAGACTGGTTGGGTGAAGATCCGTGACGCGTTCGTCATCCCGCTTGCCGTAAAAGCGGCGCTGGGCGTCAGTAGCGGGATCCTCGGCGTGGTACAGGGCAAGACCGGTAAGGCGGCGGCAACGGCGTAATGCTATATATAGTAGGCAGTGGCTTGCTTAACTTAATGATACATTGGGGACGCCATGTTCATTCGCCGCAAGCAGCCCGACGCGGAGCGCGCGGAAGAACTCAAGGAGCTCGAGGAACTCGACCGTCAGCGCGAGGCTGAGGCCGGTGCAGCTCGTCCGGAATAAGAATAGAAAAGAGAGCCGCATGCTCATCGGAACATGCGGCTCTCTTTTTGGATGTGTATATATGGAAGGTGTTGTGATCAATTCTTTTCGAGGAGGTCGAAGTCGGCGACCTTTACGTCGCGCAGGTCGGCCGGGTCGACGTTGGAGTAGATACCGGGACGAGTCTCGAACTGCTTCAGATTGTCCGCGTTCTCAGCCAGGATATCCT